AAGTTTTTTGAATACCCACTTATTGATTCATCGCAAGCCGAATGTGCAAAAATTATTACATCCCAGCCAACATCCACTTTTAACGCTTCTGCAAGCCATTTATAAGCTCCGTCATACATTCCGGGATAGAATTTATATGATTCATTTTTCTTTTCTTCGCTTTGAGACAGCGCATAGACATTTAAGACGATATATCTTGTTTTTGATAAAGTGCTGTCCATGTAATAGTTCAACGGGTCACTATTATATGCCGTTATTTTTGCCTCTATCTTTCTAAGAGTTATATCTCGATTCCACGAAATTGATTCTGTTACTCCGGAAGAATCTGAAGAAGAATTTTCGATGGTAAAGTCATGATTAACCTTTGCAAAAAAAAACATTTCAACTCTAGAAAAAGAGTTTCTGAATTTTTCAGATTGTTCATTTAACATCTCCAACGCAGCCAACCTTTCTTATAGATGATCTTGATAATATTTCATCTATCAATAACGGAGAAATCATATTATTTGCTCCAACATGAACGTCCGTTATAAATACAAACGAGTCACCAGTCACGATGTTTTTTGCTGTATCTTGAATTTTTTTTATCTTATTCTCAAGATGTTTTTTGTAAAACAGCGGGACTTTATCTTTTGAAATTTCATTTTTCAAATTTTCGATTGTATCGCTATATTGAAAAACAACTAACTCATTTCGTGAAGAAGTCCATACATATTCGTTTCTCGGAGCGGTATACACAATCGTTTTGTACGAAGACCCACTAACGATTACCTTACAAGCTGCCGTTTCCACATCATTTGATAGGCTACTCGCAATCAATGATATTATGACATTGTCTTTTGCACATCCTCTTACATAGAGTTTTGAGCCAGCCGTCATATATATAGATTTCGAATATTTTGCGTTTTCTGATTTTCCTACAGCGATTTTACCGCCAACATCATTTGTTAACGTGATTAAATATGAACCGCTTATCAGGTCCGGGGACTCTACACTTCCGACATACTCTAGCTCTTCCTTTAGCTGCTTCACGCTCCCATCAAGCTCCGTATAGCTCTCCGGGATGGTCTTGAGTGTCTCTGCGGCTTTGGCGTCGATGTCTTTAGACAGCTGCTCTTTGATGGATGCGGCAGTTGCCTCCATATCTGCTTTGGCATTCTCGGAAATATGCCCGCAAAACTCCAGCCCGTCGGCGATGCTGCCGCGCACCTCTTCACCTCGCAAGGCAGTGCGTACTTTTTTGATGATGTCAGTAAGATTCGTAGCCATAATTTTTCTCCTTACTTCAAATCTTCCTCTTCGTCCAAGCTCAGGCTGGCGGGAGTAGAGTCGTTAAAGCTCATGACGGCGGAGTGCGCCATATCAAAAGCGTTGGTGGCTTTGCGGGCGCTGAGGGCCTGCAGGTCAGAGATGGAAGAGAAGTCAATCCCAAAGGTAAATTTCTTCTCGTCCGACTTATTCAGCGGCTCCACAAGCTTGGTGCAGGTCAGAGACGTATGCACGCCGTGGGGCTCGGAGACGATGTCTGCGTTCTTCATAAACTGCAGGCGCTCGGTATCCACTCCCGCGTCTTTCAGATCTACGGCAGAGATGGTCATGCCATCCAGATACCGCAGATTTTTTGCAAGCTCTTTCTGAGCCGCTTTCAAAAGGGTCTCTGTGGTAGAGGATGTGCCCTCGATCACGATGACCCGTGTGATGATGCCATAGTACTTCTGGGCGGCGTAGTCGTTGGCCGTGGCCGTGAGGGTCTTGGTGCTCTTCCACACCCAGAAGCCGCTTGTCCGGTAGCCCACCGCAATGACGCGGGTGACGATGTTTTCTGCCTTGACATAGCTGTCCAGATCCAGAAGATTCTCGCCAAACTCGATTTTCTGCCCGGTTTTTTCGGTGACATTGGACACATAATCCAGATACCGCAGGGTGATGGTGGTATTGACAAGCTTCCGCTTCTCTCTCCGCACGATAAAGTGCCCGCCGTAGGTGTCCGTGAGCTCGGATTGCAGGATCTCCCAGGTAACACCAAAGTTTTTGCCGTCGCCAAAGGTATACAGGTTGTACTCTTTTTTCAGTACATAGCCCACGCCGGTGGTGGTGGTCGTTGCCCCGGTTACAGTGTTTTTGTCTTTGATGGTCACGGTCACGCTGCCATCATCCGCCACATTTACGGTATAGGTGCCGCTTTCGGTGTCAGTTGGCTCAAACATGGCCCGCTTTGTGCTGCCAGACGTGACCACTTTGATATTGGCCACATAGGTCTTTTTTGAGCTATCACTGTATACGACGCCCGCGCTGACGGTATACAGAGTGTCGGACGTTTTTGTAATGGCCGTTGCGGCATCCTGAGCTTGTCCCCATACATAATCCGTGCCGCCGACGTAGTGGGTGGAGCCCACTTCCCAGCTGAACGGGTCATCATCGGTCAAAGCCAGTCCTCTGCCGCTCTGATCGTGGTAGGTATACCAGCGGTCTACATTGCCGTCATCGTCCTCGTCTCTGTGGCTCTGGACGGTGCAGCCTGTAGCATAAAGCCCCTGCTGATAGCCGCCCGCGTCCACGGTGCCACGGTAAAAGGCCTTGTAGCCCTCAGTCTGGCCGTTGTGGTTGTCCAGCACTTTGCCAAGAAACTCAGAGATCGTGATCCACTCGTACTTGTACGGGACCATAGAGCTGTCGTTGAGGTACGCCAGCTCGCCCTCACAGTAGATTTTTTGATTGAGATAAAAGTCCATGTCGTGGCTCATGACGCGCCCCTGCCAGAGCGTTTCGCCGTCCTGCTCTACTTCCACGATGGCTTTCAGCTTCTGCAAAGCAGAGTGGGCGATATTGCCCAGAGGCACGGTAGCCTCAAAGCTGCCCGCTTTGTTGTCTTCCCGCGTGAGCACCGGATCCAGCAGGATTTTGGTGTCATCCTCGGAACCCGGGTCATAGATACAGACCTTTTCGCTCCATGTATCAATTGCCGTCTGAGTCCCGGCATAGACTTTATAGCTCATAAGCTCTTCACTTTCGTTGGGGTGGTATAGATGGTATCTGTCTCAAAATTGAAAGGATCCCACAGCCAGTCTGCCCCCGCTTCTGCGGTCAGGCTGATCTTGTGCGGGTTGCAGGTGCCTGTGATAACAAAAACGTTTTCCCATCGGTCACGGCTCTGCGGGGTCACTTTCCAAAGGCCCTCCCAGTACCAAGACGGGTCATCATCAAAGATGCACCGCAGCCACTGGCCTTGCAGCGCATTTTCGAGGGTGCGCTGCACATTGGGCCAGTATTTTTTCGGTTTTACGCACTTGAGGGTGATGGTGATTTTTCGCTGGGTGTAGTGCACTTTGCCATCCAGTGCTTTGGTCAGATTGAGCAGTCTGTCACCGCCCGGGACTTTTACCAGGTGCTCGTCCACCTCGGCTTCACCCACGGTGGTTCCGCCCACTACGAGATAAAGCCCCCAGTCTTTGAGGGTGTGGTAGTCGCCCAGCTGTACGCCTTGTAGTGCTGCCATTTAGCCGCCCCTCGCTTTCCGCTTGGCCCGTGTGCCCAGGTCAGTATCAATGCCGTCCACCAGAGCCGGACGCAAAGCACCCGCCACGGCCCCGGTATCAAAGACGACTTTCCCGGTGCCGATGGCAGGGAGGTGCTCGTCCAGAGAATTGGAAATGCGTTGAAGCACACTGAGCTGCTGCTTTCCGGTGCTGTCCTGCCGGCCGCTGAACGGCGACACGGTGGCAGTGCTGTAGCGGCTCAGGGAGTCCGCACGGGCAGAAAACTCCGCCAGACTGTCATAGATGGGCGTTTTGGAGAACGGGCTGTCATAGCTGCCGCCCGTCACGCTGTCGCTTCCCTTGCTCTTTTTGGAGAGTACAGCAAGTCCAATGCCGCCTGCCAAAGCGGTAAGGCCCAGAATCGCCGCCAGAATCGGGTTGGCAGTGATAAAGGACACAATGCCGCCCAGACTGGAGATCACGCCGCCGGACATGCTGGAAAAGCTCGTGGCGATGCCAGCCAGCTTTTCGCCCACGCCGCCGGATGCATTTAGCCCCTCCAGGATCGTGGAGAAGCTCTGCACCGCGGTCTTTGCTTCTGTAGCGTCCGCCGCAATGCCGTTGGTAAAGAGAGCCTTGATGCTCTCATACGCCACCTTGGCCCCGCCGCCGCTGTAGCTCTCGTTGATGGCCGTCAGTGCATCCACTGCCCACTTGGAGATGATCTCACGTTGCTCCTGTGAAACCTCGCCCCAGATGAGCTTTGCCACGTCTGTAGCCAGCCCGGCCAAGTTGCGGTTTTTCAGGTCGGTGAACGCGTTTTGCAGGCGGCCAAAGATGCCGTTCGACCACTGCTTCTGCGCATTGCTGAGGTTCTGGTCAATGCGGCTTTGCAGCTCCGTCACGGACAAAACCACATCGTCACAGGTCTTTTGCGTGGTCGTGGTCACTTTTCCGGCCGCATCGGTCACTTTCTTTGTGACCGATTTGATAGTCTTCTCCGTGCCGTCCACCACTTCTTTCCAAGAGTCCGTGATGGTCTCCACGGTCTCCTTTGTGGTGCCCTTGAGCTTTTTTGTGGTGCCGTCGTAGACGTTGTAGGTATTGTCGGCAGTCTCCACCACGCGCTGGATGTTACCCACAATGTTGCCCGTTCCGGCAAGGATCTGCTTCGACGTTTCGGTGACAGTATCCGCCAGCTTTTTGGTGTCAGCAGCCGCCTTCTTGGTGGAGCTTTTGCCTGTGCTGGTGCCTGTGCTCAGGGAAGCGGGAATGCTGCTTTTGGTTTCGGTTCCCGTGATTCCATACTGCTTCGCCATACGGTCGCCGTACTGTTTCCAGTAATCGGTGTCCTTTTGACCGGCTTTTTGGTTTTGGTATTTGTTATTGAAGCCCCTCCAATATACGGCGTCCCAGTCTCCTTTTGCTAGGGAGATGTCTCCACTTTTCAGCGCATCAATAACTGCTTTCAATCCAGCAAATGCGGATTTTGCTCGGTCGGCAACATCGGCCAAGCCTGTAACTTCTCCAATCAGCCCAGTCCATCCATCTTTTTTGTAGGCGTCCTGTGCTGCAACGGTCATTTCGTTGAGCTTTTCAATGACTTTTCCAACGGCACCAGAAAGGTCTTGCGTGAGCAGGCCGGCCAGCTGGCTCACGTTGTCTTTCAGGGTAGACACGCGGCCATTCATGGTCTGGCTCTGGGTGTCCATGGCGTTGTAGTAGCGCCCGCCCTCCTCGCTGGCAGCGATAAGGGCCTCAGAGAGCAGGTCATAGCTGATAGTCATGTTCTGGACTTCCTGCACCGTTTTCCCGGTGTAGTCAGCCAGCACCTGATAAACGTTGATTCCGGCATAGGCAAACTGCTTGATGTCGATTGCGGACGCCTTGCCCACATTGGCGATCTGCTGCAGATTAGCTGCCATGCGGGACAGCTCCACATTGCCTCCGCCTGTGGAGGAAACAGCATCGCCCAGCGCCATGATGACCTTGCGGGAGTATTCCGCATTTTCGCCCGCGCTGATCAGCAGCTGGTTTGCCTGTGTCAGCGAATCCACGCTGAACGGGGTGCGGGCTGCGTCCTCCTGAATGGCCGCCATGGCCTCATTGGCCGCCTGTGCATCGCCCAGCATATTGGTCAGGCCCACGCGGTAACTCTCGATTTGGGCGTTGTACTCGATGCCCATAGACACAAACTGTTTTGCGCCGCTGAGAGCCGCGGTGGAAAGCGTGGAGATGGCAGAAGCAAGAAGCTGCGATTTTGTCAGCGCCGCCGTCAGCCCGCTTCCCGTACTGCCGGCCGACTTGCCAAAGGAGTCCATGCCGTTGTTTGCGGATTTCAGGGCGGAGGCAGTCGTTTTGAGCTGCGCCTCGGCTGCTGCAAGCTGATTTTTCAGTTCTTTGGTCTCAGCCGAGGTCTTGCCCGTCTTGACCGCAGATTCGTTATACTGCTTTGTCAGTTCCAGCACGCTTTTTGCGGCCTTGCTGTACTCGCTGGAAAGTGCCGTCACGGTCTTTTTGGTCTCGCTCTGGACGTTGTTGATGCCCTGCTCATACGCGGACGTGTCCAGCCCAAGAGTGGCGCTCAATTCAAAAAGTTTCAGGGTGTGTCACCTCCTCCGCACAGCTCTGCAAGGGCCGCTGCATTGTCGTTTGTGATTTCTTCTTCCGTCCGGGTATCCGTATCATGCTCAAAGAGCGGGAAAAGATAGCTGGACTTTGCAGAGTACAAATCACTCATGCCAGCAAGTTGCCCGATGGAATCCGCAATGTAATTTCGGTAGTATTGAATTTCTTGGTGGTTGCGGATTTCTCCCATGATGTGCTCGGCAATGTAGGATTTGCCCAAAAGTGCAAGCAAATCCAGTCGAATCGACGAAACAAGACGCCGATAATTTTCCGCACCGATCACATCAAGGACTGCAAAAAATCCATGAAATCGCCATCGTTCAAGGCGTGGGCCATCGCAGAAGCAAGCTTGCGCGTTGGCGGCAGCTCTTCACCCTCATCCAGAACAACAAAAAGGGGCAGAATCTTTTCGGTCATGTCTGCCTTTTCGTCATAGAGCAGCTTGACCATATCCGCCGCATTTTTTGCGCCTTGCTCTGCGATTTTCTGTGCAAGCTCTTCTTTGGTTTCGTTCCCGGTCAGAACTGCCCGGCGCTTCACGATATCCGTTGCGCCGGAGTCTTTCAGGTACTGCTTGTACAGCTCTGCAAACTTGTAAGTATGGGAAAGGTATTCCGCACCATCCAGCTCAATAATTTCGCGCATGTTGACCTCCTGTTACTCTTCTGCTGCTTTCGTGATGGAATAGAATTCCATGGGTGCCTGGTCAGGGTTTTCAAGGTCAGAAAACGCCGTCAGGGTGATCTGCATGGAGCCGCCGCCGCGGTGAGCCGTCTGAAGATCCAGGCCGCCAGTAGACAGCGCGTTGAAGATTTTGACTACGAGAAAACCGCCGCCAGTCATGGGGCCAACCCACCAAAGCGGCTTGAAGTCCGTCAGAACGGTCTTGAGGCGCGCGACAACATGCGTCGGGTCGTCCGGGTCAATGTCTGCGGTGCCAACGGCCATCTGGATGGTTTTGGGGTCTGCATTGGGCGTGGTGTAGCTGATGGTTGCAGTCGTGCCGGACACCTCCGCGCCCTGCTTGGTGTTGGTGGGTGCATTGTCGATATCCGCCAGCGTGTCCTCAATGGTGTTCTGGTAGGTGATTTTCACGCCGCCCTGCGTTGCATGGACGACATTGGTTTTGTCGATTTTCGGCGTTTCAAGCGAAAAATCAGACAGGATATTGCCGGAACCCTTAGGGATGCTCTTGAACGCCTCTGCCGTCAGAACATTGACGGCAAACTTTTTGGCTGTAGTTTCAGGCATATATTTCCTTTCTTCACACAACGTATTGCGTGATCTCAAAATTCAGGTACTCGCACAAATATCCCTCGGGCGGGTTGTCCATCGGTTGGGCCCACGGGGTGCCTTTGCGCAAAAGAATAGCGCCGCCCTCGCACGGCACGGTCAAACCGCCTGCAAGGGCTGCGCTGATTTTGTCTTCGGTCTGTAAGATGGGTAAACGCCCTGCGCTGCTTGGATACCACAAGCGGCCATGAAACGACGCTTCCTCGTTCCAGCCGCCGGGGACGGCAGGCTTGTAGGTCAGGTAGGGCAGGGAAACGGCGGGCGGGATGTTGTCTTCCAGATAGCCGGGGATGCCGAACCCGTTGAAGAACGTGTTCAGCGCCCGGTTGATGCTCTCGGCGGCCCCCATTACGGCAGCACCGCCTTTTTGCACTTGACGGCCCGCAGCCCCATGCCGGATTCCGGCGGGGCTTTGGCTTCGTCCGCTGTGCTTGTGATCTGGAAAGTCTGCCCATCGCTTACCCGCTTGATGTAGTCCGGAAAAGCCAGCGGCACACCGGTGTTGACCAGCAGGGTATAGGTAGATGCGGTGTCAGCCTGCTCCGCCACCTGGGCTTCCACGGTGGTGTCGTGGCGCTCCACGGCCTCAAACTCGGGACCGTCCTGCCAGCCGGACACAAAGCCGCCCACGCCGTCCGGCTCATAGCTGCGGGTCTGAAAACGGTATTTTTGGGTAAAGCTCTGCATCACGGTGGATGCAGTGAACGCGTTGACCATGTCACATTTTCCTCCACTGATTGATCTCGGATTTATAGCGGGTCTTTCCGTCTGCGGGCAGGCCGTCCGTGCCTGTGGCCATCGTGCCAGACCACCCGGCAAAGGACTGGGACACATACACGCCGCCGGCCGGGAGCGCCTTGTCGTATGCGTCGATTTTTTCAGCCAGCGCCACAAAATCAGGCGGCACGCGCATAGGCTGCACCGTCCCGGTGAAGGTCTCGGCGGTCAGATCGCCGTCCCCGGCCTTGTGCACGCCGTCATTGAAGATGGATCCGCACACGAGGAAATACTGCCCCGGCACTACCCCGGCGGGCACGGTATCCGGCTCAAAGGCGAACTCCCCCGCAACGGGGTCGTCTGCCTGGTCAAAGAAATTGTGCGTGTAAACGCACAGCTCAGGGACGGTCATTGGATGCCTCCTACTCAAAAAGGGCAATTACTCGCCCGGAGTGATAGTCTGGACAGAGATGCCGTCCAGGTACTCAGCAAACAGGGTCACGCCGGTGATGGCGAAGCTCTCAGAGACGGCGGTGGTGTAGTTGCCCTGGGTGTGGAAGCCGATCAGGTTGTTGGCCTCGCCCGCGGTGGTGTACACCAGCCCAGCCTTGGCGTAGTCGCTGTCGGAGGGGTCAACGTAGTACATCACAATGTTGTCCACGGGGGTGGCAATGACCTTGCCCTTTGCGATCTCGCCGTCAGACAGCAGGAAGATGGTGTTGTATCCCATGAAATCCTTGATGTACTGGAAGCCGTACTGGTTCTGGATGGTGATAGGAGCGGTGCCCAGGTACTCCGCCACGTCCAGGACGTTGGCAAAGCCCACAACGCCGGTGACTGTGCGGTGCATATTCTTGAACTTGTTCTCCACGCTGCCCTTTGCCATGGCCAGAGCCATCTGGAAAGTCTTGGGGGTGCCTTTCAGGCTGCCGGTGTTCAGGTATTTGTAGAACTTGTCGGTCACTTTTGCGGTCAGGTCGAAAAGAAACTCGTCATCGGTCTTCTGCACGGCCACATCATAGCCATAGTTCTGGATTGCCTCCAGGGAGACGGCCTTGGCGTACTTTTCGATTGTGATTTTGCCGTAGTCTTTCTCCTTGACGGTGTACTGGCTGTAGGGGATCTCCTCGCCCTCTGCCACGGTGCCGCTCTGCAGGGTGCCCTGGGCGTACTTGCTCTTCAGCACGGTGCCGGGCTGCATCCGGATGGGACGCATGATGCCCATGATCTCCCGCAGGTGCTCCCAGTTGCGCTGGAAACGGGTGACGAAGTCGATTTCCCGAGGGTTGACGGTGATCTCGGTAGTGGTGATCAAATTGGTCTTTGCTGCCATGTGTTAGTCCTTTCTGCCGCCCGTAAACAGGTCGGCATTTGCTGCAATGGCCGCCTGGCGCTCGCCAGCGTCCTTGATTGCAAAAATTTGGTCTTTGGTCATTTTGGAGCCGGTGTTGGTGGGCGGAGTGTCCACCTTTGCGCCGGTGGTGGTCGTAGTGCCCACGAAGTCGCTCCAATCAGCTTTCAGGCTGTCGGCGTGCTTCTTGGCATCCTTGACCTCGCCCTTATCGTCCAGCTCCAACTTGTCGATATCCTCGCCAGACAGCCGCACGACCCGATCAGCATACTTGTCCAGCACCCCGGCGGACTTCAGCAGCTCCCGGAACTTGGCTTCCTTGGCTGCGTGGGTGTCCCTCTTGGTCTGCTGGGCCTTGTAGTCGGTCAGTGCCTTTTCAGCGGCTTCCTTGCCGCCGTTGGCTGCATCCCGTTCCTTTTCGGCTTTGGCGAGGGCTGCGTTCTTCTCATCGAGCTGGTTCTGCAAAGTGTCCGTTTCCTCATGCAGCACGTCCAGAATTTTCTTGAGCTTGCCGCTGGTGTCGGTCGTTTCATCTTCCAGAATCGCCCGGAGAGTCTTGCGTTCGAGTGCCATGTGATAGTCCTTTCCGCCCTTGCTCGGGCTGCCATGCTTGGCAATAAGGTTTAATTTGCCGGACGTGCTGCCGGTGTGGTGCCGCTTGCAGGGCTCGAACCTGCAACTACCCGGTTATGAGCCGGGAGCACTACCAGTTGTGCGAAAGCGGCATAAAAAAGCGGCTGACGCTGTGCGCCAACCGCTGAGTATTAACTTTTTTAGTCAAATTCGTAATTTTGAAATTTGAGGTTGTTTTTTAACGGGATGAGTGTCACATGAACATGCACGTTTGCTTCGCCAAGAACTTTATCACAAAGTTTCTGAAGTTTGATTCTTGTATCGTCAATTTCAAAGCAAAGCCGTGTATTTGCTTCCTTATCATCCTCAATTTTCAGCTCTCGGATTTCGTTGGAAATTTCAAGCTGCCGAATTTCGCAAGTTTTTGCTTTGTTTTGGAGCTTGAGCTGTTCCAAATGCAAGTTTTCGCGCTCGCTTTCCAGCTCTTCGATTCTGCTCATGTTTAAGCCTCCTTGTTCCCTTCCTCCACTGCGATCTCTCGCAGCTCGTCAATGTGATCTTCCACCGCCGGGCGCAGGAACGGGCGGGCTTTCATGCCCCGGGTAAAGTGCCACTTGCCGTTGAAATCTTTCCAGACCCACGGCGTTTTGCGTCCATCGCCCTTTTCCGCGTGAATGCCCGTGCCCAGCTCCACATAGACGCTGTAAAACAGGTTCGACCCGATGGTCACGGTCTTTTTTGCTAGGTCTACGGCAAAGGTCAGGCTTTGCTTGAGCGCGCCGCCCACATAGCCCTCGATGCCCGTGCTGTCTGCCGTTCCGGGGCGCACAAGCAGCTGGGCGTAATCCTGCACCGTCATGCCCCAGATGGTCAGCACCCGCTTTGCCCATCTGTCCAGCGCTTCAAGCAGCTGCGGGGTGTTGTCGGTGAATTTGATGTCGTAGCTAAATTTCATTTTATTGGCTCATCTTCTTCTCCTACTCGCCCTCGCCGCAAGTCTACTATTTCTTGCTGCCTTTCGGTTGTCTTTGTTTCCGCCGGGAACTCCTATTCCTAGCTCATAGTCCGGCTTTCTGTCTATTTCTTTTTGTCGCCTTTTCTTTATTTCATTCATTTCGAACTCCGCCGGGCACTTTCCGTACCACAAAATACCGCTTGGTTGTAGCACTTCCAGCGCCACGCGGCAATGCTTTGCAAAGCACTCCGCTTCGTATGGGTCGGACTGTGTGCCGTGGCTCGAAATGCTCACGATGGCGTTTCTAGGCTCACCATCAAAGCACCAGTCATAACTTTGCTCGCCGCACCAGCAGAGCGTTGGGATAACGTGAATGCCGTGCGCCTGCCAGTATGCAGCCAGCCAGTGCTTTTTGTAATGCATAAAAAGCTGTACCGCAAGCGGCATATCACTGTACAAAGAAAAATCCGGCGAGCACACCGCGCCGAACTGCTGCAAAAAGGGAATGTATTTGTCTGGGTTGTTCCAGAACCGTTCAAACTGGTAATCGTCCTTGTAAAAATGCACGCCTTTTGTGGCCTTGTCTTTGGCGGTCAGCGCATAATTGACCGGGATCCATTCCAGCTTGTCAATGCGGATGTCCGTTTCCGGCTTGATTTCAGGGATGCCATACTTGCCAACGCCCGGAAAAATCATCTTTTCGGTGTTTTCCATCGGCAAGATCACAGTTCATCCCTTCTTTCTCTTGCGTTCCTCTGCCCACCACATTTGTTCGGCTTCCTTGCCTCCCTTGGATTTATACCACTCGGTGTAATCCATGACAGGCGTGACCTCTTTTGTCACGTTGTCCCTCTGCATGGCGTTCTGCCGGGGATACTTGCCCAGCGCAGAGGACAGCACACAGCGGCAGTGGTAAACCATCTCCGGCGCTGCGTTTGGGTCACCGGGGCGCTGAATCTCGTAGCCCATGACCTTGAACGGCTCGTCAAGCTCTGCCGTCTGCTGGTCAAGCAGGCGGTGCATTTCACGGGTGCGGTAGTCGTGGGTGGAGTTCCACCGCTTTTTGACCTCGATGCCCAAAGCCTGGGCGTTGTGCATCTGCTGCAATGCCCCGGCATTCTGGGCGCTGGTAAGGGCTGTAATGGCGTTGTTCATGGCCCAGTGGATCTCTGTATCAGCCATGCCGTTGACGGCCTGCAGGGCGATGTCGTGGACGCTCTTGCCTTGCACGATGCCCTGCATGACGTAGCGGTTGAACACCCTGGCGTCATAGGTGCGGTTGCTCTCGCTCTTGATGCGCTTGTTTGGCACCAGCTTGGGGTTTTCTTTGAGCAGCAGCTTGACTGCCTCGGTGTTGTACAAGGTCAGCCCGAACGTCACGCCTGCGGCCTGTTCCAGCTCGTAGAAAGCCCAGTTTGCGCCAAAAGAAAAGATGTTGTATTGTTCATCTCGGGCAAGCTTGTAGGCCGTCTCTTGGGCTGTGGTGCAGGTCTGCGTGATGCCGTCAAGCTTGGCGTGCATCAAATCGGACTGAAAGACCTGATTTTGCAGCCAGATGCGGTAATCCTCTTCGGTGATCTCGCCTGCATCCAGCTGCGCCCGCTTGTGCTCGTCTAACGCTCGGTACTTCCCAAGAAACTCGGTGAGCTGCTCCTGCATCTCCCGGCGGGCAGTGCCGTACACCCGGAGGATACGGCGGCGCAGGCGGTTCAGCTGGCGGGTAGAAATGCGGTCACGGTCGGATAAGTCCATTTAGTTTGTTCCCCAATAACCGATTACAAAGGAAATTGCAAAAACAACTATCAAACAGATTACTTTCGCCCCGTTTTCAGTAATTATCATTGTCGTCCTCCTTTTCTTTGTTGTCGTTAATGGTCTCCCGTGTTGCGCTCTCGGCCATCAGCGCGGCCTTGGCCTGCTCCTTTTGTTCCGGGGTCAGGTTGGGCAGCAGGTCAATGGCCATGTCCTGCCCGATGATGGCGGCCTCGGAAATCACCATGCTGACCTGCTCGGCTGTGTTGGTGATCTTGCTGCGGTTGAATGTCGGCATGGCGTTTTCAAAGCCAGCCAGTGCGCAGATCTGCCGGATGAACGGCTTGACTTGCGCCTCGAAGTCGTCTGCGTTCTGGTTCAGAGGCTCATAGGCCGCATCCAGATGGTCGTTGGTGCTGTCCGCGCTGACGCAATGCACATCCAGCCCGCCGAAGTCCTCATACACCCGGGTGTGGAGCAGCTCCAAAAGAGCCTGCCGGGCCGCCACAGGAATCTCGGTGGTGTAGGGGGTGATCTTTCCGCCCTCGCTGGTGTCTGCGCCTGCAATGTGGTACAGATTCAGCTTGACGAGGAACTCCTGCAGCTCGTCATCGGTCATGCCGTTGAAGTTCTCGCACAGCCAGTATATCTGCGAAAAGTCCTGCAGGTCATTGCAGAAGCCGGACATCACCAGATCGGTGTTGTCAATGTAGGCTTTCAGCCCTACAAGGGTGCTCTGGTGCAGGTCGGATCCCCACAGCGGCACAATGGGAAGAGCGCTGTAGTTTTCGCCCTCCACGCTTTCCAGCCCGCCGCCGGGTGTGGTGACGGTCACGCTCTTGTATGCCTGCTTCGGCGTTGTCTCCTGCATCACATTTCCGATTTTGCTTTCCGTGTACTCAGTGAAGCCATCCAGCTCGTACAGGATATAGTGCATATCCGTGTCAGGATTCAGCCGCCAGAAGCGCACACCCGCCTGCAAAAGGCCTGTCTTTTCATCGTACAAGGGAGCAAACTCGGTCAGCTTGAAAACCACCAGATGGTCGTTGTTCCAAAAGCCAAAGCTCTCGCCGTGGATCAGGGCGAAATATCCGGCTTTCTGGATCTGCTCATCAAAGTTTTGCCCCAGCTTGCCCTTGTCCACGCCATCGTCCGCAAAGACCACGCCGTTGCCGAGGGAGTAGGTCGCCCGCTGCTTGTTGAGCCGCCGGAAAAGATTACTCTTGACCATATCGGGGTGCAGGACATCCTGCTTTGTGTTTTTGGACAGGCGTTTCAGCATCAAAGCGTAAGCCTGCGCGAAGCGTTCAGCCCCCGGGTTTTTCTGGGCATCGTACAGGTCGGCGTCCAGAGCCATCTTGTAGGGCTTGGAAGCGCAGTGCTGCTGCACGAAGCGCCGGATGAAATCAGGCTGCTCCCCGGCGGCTTGCGCCTGCTGGAAAGTCTGGAATGTGTAAGTGCTCAAAATCAATCCCTCAGTTTCACAAGGCGCTTTGTGCGCACGAAATAGCGGATAGCGTCCATGCAGTGGTCGTTGACCTTTAGCACGGTGTCGTCTTTATCCGGATCCCAAGCGTACACGCCGAACTCTTCCAGCGTGTGCTTGCAGTCTTTGTAGATCTTCAGCCGCCCGGTCTGCAGCATGGTCTGCACGTCCAGAATGCCGCTCAGAACGTCGTTGTTTGCGGGGGTCCGGGTAAAGCCATTCTTGCGCAGTTCCGTAATCAGGGGCAGGGCAGATGGGTCAACGATGATCCTCTCCGGCTTGAGACCATCCAGCCACGCTTTGAGATCTGTGACGTACTCGCCCACGGTCTTTTGCCGCTTCTGTTCCCGGCCGCTGTAGTAGTATTCCCGGGTGACGATCCAGCAGTCTGCATCTGCCTGTTTCTGGAACAGCAAAAAAACCGTTGCGTTCTGGGTGCCAAAGTCGCACGCCACATAAGAGCTTTTTGGAGACAGCGCCGGCAGCACATCAACGACGTGCTTCTTGCGGTCGAACATGTCATATACAAGACCCTCGGCCACCGTCCACAAGCCAAGAATGTAGCGCTGATAGAAAACGCCGCTGTACTGGCTGCGGTATCTGTCCTTGATGTCTTCGGCAAGTGACAGGTTATCGTCCATCGTGAAATGGAAATACATCATCTTGCGGGAACGGCATTTCCGAACCCACTCGAGATAAAACCAGTGCTGTGGGCTGCCCGGGTTGCAGTTGAACCAAAACTTTGACCCGGTGACAGAGCAACGGGCTGTGGCCTGATTGACAAAGCTTTGCGGCATCAGCGCCACCTCGTCAAAGAATGCCCCGGCCAGCGTGATGCCCTGGATCAGGTCTTGGCTGCTCTCGTCCTTGCCTCCGAAAAAGTAAAACTCGTTGGCCTTGCCGCCCTTGCTGACGGTCATGCAGTTTTCGGCCCGGTGCTCCTTGACGTTGTAGCCACGGGCCGCAAGCTGCTGCTTGAGCGTGCCAAGCACGTTGCGCCGGAAGCTGGCAATGGTCTTGCCACACATGGCAAACTGCTGGCCGCTGTAGCAGGTCATGGCCCACTGTACGAACGAAAAGCTCATGGCAAATGTCTTGCCCGAGCGGATAGCGCCATCTGCAATGATGCCGTTGTAACCGCTGTATGCACTCTGCGGTGTCCACCAGCAAAGAACCATCTTTTGCCGCTGGCTGAGGGCTTTCCATCGAAAACCGTTACTTTTCCGCATGGTCGTCCTCTTCCTCTGGTAGCATCTCCACGTCATCCGGCGTGCTGAGGTCTGCGGCAGCGCTCAGTGCCTCCACAAGCCCATCGTCCGGGACTTCTATGCTGTTTTGATCTCCCAGCATAGCAAACTTATCCACGATGGTGCCAAACGCCGTGGACAGCTGCGGCAGCGTTGCTTCTGCGATTTTGTCAGGGTCTGCCATCGCTTTTAGGTACAGCCCGAGAAGATCCTGTGCTTCCCCGCGTTTGCTGCCTAAGTAGGAAAGCATGTCCTGTGTGTTCTGCTCTTTTTTTAAGGCGCACAAATCCGCACATTTGGGATTATCTTTCACGATTTTCCGCACGGTGCTTTCTGCCACGTCGTTCAGCTTGGCGGCTCTGGCGTAGCTTTGCAGCTGCACATAGTCAGCAACGATCTTCTTTTTTTGCCTGTCTGTCAGCCGCTTTGCGCTCACCGCCACCACCTCTCTAAATTCATACAAAAGAAAAACCGCCCGGAAAATTCGAACGGTCAAAATATCGAATATGCCGCTTGCAGGGATCGAACCTGCAACTGCCCGGTTATGAGCCGGATGCTCTGGCCGACTGAGCTAAAGCGGCATAAGAAAACCAGCTTTTTGCATGGAGCTCATCATGCAAAAAGCCGGCTTTTAATCGTATTGTATCAGCAGCGGTTAATCCGCACGGATAGCAGGCCGTGCTCTTTGGATACAGCCACGGCCTCCGATCTCTGCCCGAGGCTCGCGTTTTGTTATGGCGGCATACAACAAGCGGTTCCATGTCGGCGGAACCGCTGCATCTGGAACTTTCGCGGCCAGATGCCCCGCTATTGCGCCGCCCCCTCTAGGGTGCGCAAATGGCATTCCCGGCAGGACTTAAACCTGCAGCCTGCGGTTTTGGAGACCGCTGCTCCATCACTTGAGCTACGGGAATATAAAAAACCGCCCTTGGACTCGAACCAGCCAGCAATATTTCAGTTGACACGCGCTCCAAACTGCGCTCAGGCGGCCACATAGCATTGAAAAAGCCCCGGGTTTGCGGTCTCGGGGCTTTGTTGACGCACATCCGGCGCGCAAGAGACGGCGCGCTTAGGATTCCGGCTCTGCTGTTATGGAAAAATGCGTGTGACATAGAGAAGAAAAAGCCAGAAAGGAGGTGTTGCCGGTGGGGTGATGGGCCCCATGCGTCAGGCGGTTGCGGGTACAGCTTCCCCGCGTTATGGAGCGAGATCGCGGAGTCAAACCGCGCGGAGAGGAAGGCCTCGAACCTGCCCACTGCACTCAAAGTTGCGCAGCTCTGAGCGGAGCCGTTTCGGAATCTCGCATATAGAAGCAGCCCACGAAACGGGGAAGGAACGGGAAAGCATGAAAACCCGCCGGGTTGAACCGTTTCGGAGGCTGCGTGGCAAGCGTCGCGCTCAAAGCGCTGAATCGCTTGTAATTATTTTAGCCTATCCATGAGGATTTTAACAGGACACCGCATGTATAAAAACGTGCTTTATTTTTGTGCGTTTTTATCAAAACTGTCCCAGATTTCCGCCAGAGCGATAAGCCCTCGCTTGATCCGGCTCCGAATGACGCGCGGGTCGAGAAAGCCCGATTCCTGCGCAATGACCGTTTGCGTCTTGCCGTTGACGTAGTACTCGCAGATGGCCTTTGCGCATTCCGGCAACTCATACAGGCAGTACGCCCGCCGGGTGGCTTCCATGCGCAGATTGCACAGGTCGGTTTCCATCCGCTGGAGCCTGCGCCGCTCATCCACGATGTTTGCGGCGCCCTCTCCAACTTTGTCCCCGTTGCCCGGTGCCATCGGCATGCCCGTCATGCTGGGCGTGATATGGCTGGCAAGCAGCCTTATCTGTGCAATTTTTGCACGCTGTGCCTCAACGGCCTTTTGACCGTCCCGGCACTGCTGAAACCATGCTTTGACTGCCTGGTAGTCCGCGACGTTGTCAGGTATCAATGTGCGGATCATGTGTTGACCTCCTGTTGAAAAAGTTACAGATACGCTTTATCAGTCCTTTTTTCTTTTGCTTTTCCTGCGCTTGCCGGACAGATTTTGAAAAGTCTTTGATTGATATAGATGCTTTATTAGCCGCTTCTGATAAATCCTTAAATGCGTCTGTCGTTTTCATGTATCTGCCTCCTTCGCTCTCTTGTTGAAATACACGGCCGGTGAAACGCCGCGCTCGTCGCAGTCCTTGTTGTTGAAACTGACAATTGCGCCACAGCCTTTGTAATTCGAGCAGGCAATCAAGTCCATCCCGGTGATGCTTTCAATTACATCCGCTCTTGCACCGCAGAACGGACACGGCTTGCATTTTGTCACGATATGTGCTTTCAAGTTTTGTCCTCCATGTCTTCAATCTCAATTTCCACCCGGGGGCTCTTCCGATCAAGCTCCACTCGGCTGCCATCGTGGGCGGCGACGATCTTGCTGTTGTCGTCCTCCAGCACCCGGGCTTTTACTAGGATGTCCGTGGTCGCCTCGATGAGGTTCGCCAGATCAACCCGGCGGGCGGTCTTCATGTAGTACACGCACCTCACGTTCACGCGGGCAGAGATGGGGCTGCGTGGCCTTTTGATTTGCCGCAGGCAGTCCGTCTCATAATCCACGTAGGCCTTGCTAGGGGCCACAAATGGGGCTCCTGAGCGGCTTTTGAGGATGCGGGAAGAGTTTTTCTTGGTGCGCGGGTCGCCGTAGAGGGTCAGTTTCATCTGCCATCCTCCACATAGCACCAGCTTTGCGGCGGACGTTCGATCCTTACAGGCTCGTAACCGAATTTTGTCGCCCGCAGCCTTGAAAAATCGCTCAACGGTCGTGGGCGGTCGTAAATTTTCAGGTCGGAAATGTGCCAGCCGCAGCCGTCACGGCCTTTGAGATATTTTTCGGCGGTTTCCTTGCTCATGCAGGCCGCTTCAAGAAGTTCATCGGCTAGTTTGTAATATGATCCGGGTGCCATAACGTACAGGCTTGCCGATTCCCAGCTTCCTGTTTCTCCAACATGGGTTAGGCCGGTAATTTTCTTACAGGTGAACTCGCCAATGACGTGCCCCCTTTTCCCTGGCCATCCACCGTGTTTCTTCGCGGAAACGTCCCAGTTGTCGTCGTCCAAAATAAATTCTTTACTCGCTGTCCTGGTACAGTAGATGTACGCCTTAAACGGCGTCCCATGCACAGGGCAGGACTTGCGGATTTCAACGATCTTTTCGCCGCTGAGAATCTTCTTGCACCATTCGGGCCGGATACTCATTAGGACAGATTTCATAGCTTTCCTCCAATCAAATCGTCAATGTGCATCTGCACGGCCTGCTCCGGCACGTCTTTCCATCCGATGCCGATATAGTCCAGCACACGGCCCCAGCCGTACCAGTTGCCGTTTTCGTCCCGGCAGACGTGCTTCATCCAGAACTCCCATTCTTTTGGATTGGTCTCCCGCAAAATGTCAAACCGATGCGGTCTGCCCTCGATGTGAATGCCAAAGCCGCACATGGTGCAGCCGGTGCGCTGTGCCTTTGTGGTGTACAGATTTCCGTCCCTGTCCCGTGCGATCTCGCCATATTCGGCGGGAATAGGAACGTTCAGATCAAGCGCAAGCTGCAAAATGTCCTGTCGGTCAAAAATAGCAAAGGGTGCGCTGCGGGTGGTTGTCTTGCCGAAGTAGTTGCATCCGTGCATTTTCAGGCTTTTCTCGCGCCGCCCGCCCTCACTCGCCATAAGCCCCATGTAAGGAACGCTGTTGTGTTCTTTCGCCCAGTCGGAACAAGGCTTCTCTTTGAGGTAGTAACAGCACCTATCAGACACTTTGAACGGTGCGGTCTTATATACCAGTGCCGCACCCTCTGGATCAGCACCGCCGAACAGCTCAAGCCATTTCTGCGGCAGCTTCATCCGGCTGTTTTTCTGCCAGCCGCCGTATTCGCCGGTTTCCCCGGTGATGATCGCATGCCGCACGGTTGCGTTTTTCTCTGTCGGGTTTTGCAGCAGCATGATCTTGCCAGCCTTTTCCTTGCTGATCACAGGCCATCCAAACTCCTGCAGGACCTGCACCTTGCTTTTCAGCGGCTTCAGGAACACGAAGGACGGCGCTTCGCCCTCGCCCATCCAGTTTTTGTACTCAGCTTCCATCTCCGCCGCCATCTGCTTGTGTACCTGCTGCACGCCCTTTCCCTCCAGCGAGGAGCAGGACACGCAAGTAACAGGCAGCCCGATGCTCTCCAGAAAATAATGCAGCGTGATGGAATCCAGCCCGCCCACGGATAGGTGTACGCCCTTTTCGTGTTCTTTTGCCCAGTAGTAAAACGCCTCGGCCATTTCCTGTGCGTGCTCCACCTTGCGCTTGTATTCCCACTTCTGCATGGTCTGGAAGCGCTCGATGTTCGCCAAAGAGCCGTTTTCAGCCATAATCTCCTGTACGGTTTTCATGCTTGTTCTCCTTTCATCTGTCCGCTCCTCCGTTCGCTCCCATGTACTTCTTGCGGCCACGTTCCCGGTGGCGGTCCTCGTGGTCATAGTGGTAGACCTTGCCTGTGTCCAGCATCTCTCGGGTATAAGCGGCTTCTGCGCCGCGCTGGCGCTTGAACTCGGCGTACTTGGGGCATGTGTCGTGGCATACCGGGTGCCGTGCAGGGCAGTCTTTACACGGAGTCGTCGTCATTTTTTGCACACCTCCGTCCTTACAGGCTCGAACTCGTCAAACTCGGGGTATAAGACTCGTGCCCGGGAGACGGCGATATGCTCTGCCTCGCCGGGGTTCTTTGCTTCCACGATCCAGCAGTGGAGGTCTGTGCCGCCCTCGTTGCGGCACTCCACTAAAATCCTGAACTTACCCATTGGCTGCCTCCAGTCTGGCCGGGGTGTGCCCGGCTCTCAGGCGAGCAGCTTCCCTCGGCGTAGTAGAAATATCACCCTGCGCCTGCTTCAAAAATTCGGCACGGCGGTATGTAAGGTCTGGAATTTCAGCCAGCTCTGCCAGCCCTCCCACGCTTCCGGCATAGGATTTTGCCGCCGGGGGGAGTTGGTCATACAGGGCTTGCAGTTCTTTCTGTCCGTCACTACGCAGCAGCCCGCCCTTTTCGTCAATGCCGGTCACCATCGGGAACTTGCGCCAGCTCAAAAATGTCTGTGCCTTGCGTGCCGCTACAGCCAGAGCTTCCCATTCAGAGGACGGGTCAAGACACTGAGAAAGCTGCTTGAAGATGTCGGCCACCGTGACAGGATAAACGCATACCCGGTTTGCCGCCAGAAAAGCCCGCTTGACAGTATCGCCGTCATAGTCGCCAAACTGGTACGTCCACACATCAATGGTGGTCTGCATCTCATCATCGGTCAGCGGCCTGGAGCCCAGCTTGTACAGCACAAAATTCATGCGGATCAGCTTTGCCACGTCTTCCCGCGTCATGTCTCAAACCCTCTTTCTCTGTCCATCTTCGCCAGCACCCGGGCAAGCTGGTCGTCTACGGTTTCGGTTGGCTGCTTGCCCCTCGGTCTGGATTGTCGGCTTTTTTCGTTGGCTTCCACGTCTCCCGGCGTGCGCAGGCCGTCCCGTTTCCAGCCGGACAATATGCCATTGATGTAGTTCCACGAGCGCTTCCCGGCTTCTGTGGCCTTGTCAATCGCCAGCAGAATCATCTCTGTGCTGTACTCCTGCCGCCACTTCTGCAGCTTGTCCAGTGCAGAGCGTGGGAAGTCTCCAACGGCCTGCTGATAATGCTGGACGATCTTGGAAAGTTCTACGTCAACGGCGGCGGCGCTATTATATACACCACCGTTAGGTGATATACCATTACCATTTACATTACCATTTACATTACCATTTACATTACCATTTACATTACCATTTACATTACCATTTACATTTACAGCCGGATTTGCCGCGTTTTGCTGTTTTTGCTCGTCAAAGTCGGCATTTGCCGGATTTGCCGCGTTTTGCTGACGATTGCCGTTTGTAACTTCTGCACCTTTACGCCCTGCGGCAGCTCTCTTTTCTCGTTTTTCGTTCCATTTTTTAGAATTTGATTCCACCGCCTCGGACATAAAATCCCACGCCATTTCGAGCTTCTGGTCGTCCTCAAAATCCGGTGGATCGGGGAAATCAAGCAACGCATCAAAAATCCTGCCTTTTTGCTCCAGAG